TCTTTGGTGTGCCTTGTAGAACTCACTATAAGCCCAATTCTTTGTCGGGTTTGTAGTATAGAGAATCTTAGGGATTAAGTTGTATTCGGTCAGTTTGTACCTTATCCTGACCTTTAGAATATCCTTTGCCTTACTGACCACCTGTGAACACTCATCAATGTAAGCATCTGATATTTCAAGTGAGCCTAATTCATCAAAGTCCGGATCGCTCGGATAACTAAACAAATCTCTTAGGAATATCAAAGAACCGTTATAAATCTCAATGCAGTTTGGGTTCTCTTTATCTTGTGGGGTAGTCAAATCAAAATGCTTACCCCTTTTTAAATCCTGCCTTTCTGCAACTTCGAAAAACGTTTTTAATGTTGTTTCTCTTAGTGTTACCATGTGTGCCCTGCCGATAAATCCCCTTGTACCCGGAAACTTCAATCTTCTCTTTAACTGCCAGTAACAACCCAAAGTTGTTTTCCCCGGCCCTGCTGCCCCACCAAAAAGAACCTCCTCTGTTGTGCCATCTTCTAAAAAATCAAGAGCTTCGGTTTGTTTGAAATTAAGTTCCACTATTTAGTTTCGTATTTCTTAACCTCATTCCATGCTATACCAACACTCCCAGCTAAGTTTAAATCCTGTTTATCACTTAAACCTAAATCCCTTGCTATAATATTGGCATTTAAAAAACCCGCTGCCGATCCGGTAAATTTCTGATTATAAACAGTTTCCTCAATTTTATCTATGACCGTTAAAAAATCTTCATTTGCTGTCCTTTTAAACTGCCTAAAATAACCTATTGAACAATCTAAGTAAGAACATAACCCGTGTAAAGTAAATGCCCTCATCTTGGGTAACTCTATTTGCTGCAATTCTTTGTCAACCGTCTTAAAATCTATTTCAATCAACGGATTATCTTCGCACCATTGAAAATATTCACAAGCTGCTTCCCACATTAACTGAGGCGTTTCAAAGAGCTTGTCCCTACCATGTTTAGACCTTAACTCCCAAAATCTATTTCCCTCTGGTGCTGCCATGTTTCACATTAGTCCATAAATGACAATGCCCCTACAATAGTAGAGGCGTTAATATTAGCGATCGGATACCCGTTTGCTTTCAATATTTTCATTTGCCAATAAGGATTTAATCCCTATGGACAATAAAGTTAAATGTCTGAACCGGTATTATGTTAAATAGTTTTCCACATTATGTTAAATAGAAAAGCCCAACTATGAAAATAGCCGGACTTACTTTAAAACAAACCATTAACCTAATATTAAACCTTATCCTATGAATCAACTAAGTTGTAGGAGCATCTGCAACAATATCATCTACTCCTTGTACTTCTGCTTTCAAAGCATCAAAAGCCTCTTGTACTTCAGGAGTGACATCGTCTGCCGCATCAAGAGCAGCGCCGAGATCCTCAATCTTTTTAATAATTTCAGCTTTTGCTTTTGCTGTTTGGTCTTTTAATGCTGTTAATTGTTGCGCCAGTTCTGATTGTTCCATTTTAATTTGTTTTAGAATATGAATAATTTTATGTTCGTTTTCATAGTGATTGTGTATGTGAACATGAATTTGCATGACTAAAGATAATAAATTTTAAAAGTCCCATCAATAAAAATATCTACTCTGGAAATAAATTTCCCGTCAATCCTTTCGTTATTCTGCCATGCCTTTAAGTAAAAACTAATATTCATACTTGCTCTTTTGCGGGTAAAGTTCATTTAATAAATTCATCATCTGCATCCGCATCCCGTTTGGCCCGGTTGAAAAGAAAGTCCTGTCCTTTATTCTGTCCTCAATCGCCATCTTTGACATTGGATGATTTATTTTGCAGTCGGTAATTTCTTCCCCTTCTGAATCAACGAACGCTGCGCTTTTGATAATGTATTCATGGCTGCCCCATTCCAATCGAAAAACCCTGTGTATCTGGTGGTTGGTAAATACGCATGGAAAATGCGTATCAAAATACCTAACATCTCCAAAGTGGTCGATAGTGTTTCTAATTGCTGTATAATACTTTCCCGTTGCATTGTTGAGAGCTTCTTTGAGTGTCCCGTGATACCAGTTTTTGATTTCATTTATGTGAAGTGGTTTTAAAAGGAAATGATCATCATTGAACATTATAAACTTATCGTCTTTTACCTGGAATAGTTTTGAAATGATGTTTAACTGCTTTCTACTTGAAACATCCGAGTGATAAATGATTTTACCTCTGTACCAATCAGGAGTTTTATCAGTAATTAAAAACACTTCCTCGTATCCTGTCAGGTATTTTTCAATAGACCTTAGGCAGAATTTTAATTCATCTCCTTGTGTGTGTTTATAGGGAATAAATATTATCATTCGGTTGTTATTAACTGATGCCTTTTTATAACGGTTGTTTTGCCTGTTGATACTGTTTTTTCATACTCCGTTCTGCCTTCGCAATTACTCCAATAAATAAAATCCCCTGCATCTCTAAACCGATACATTTTACATCCATCCTTTTCAAAAATTAGTTCAATTGTAAAATCTCCATCTTTGGTACTTTCCTTTGCGTCACCCTTACAGGCCGATATAAAACAAGCAACAATAAAAATGATTATATATTTCATAAATTATAAATTTTCATAAATCATGTTTGCTACTGCTGAATAAGTGTAAAAGTCTTTAAAGATTTCTTTACCCAATTCTGGCATTGGGTTATAGTTTCCTATAAAATGATTTAAATAGAAATTAATATCTGAATCCAATGCCTTAACACACCCTTCATTAAATAAAAATTCATCACTTATATAAACCGGAACCGCCCCATATTGTAAAGCCTCCTGAATCCTAAAACTTGTTTTACCGTAACCTCTTGGGCATAAGACGAATTTACTCATTGACATTATCTTGCAGTAACTCTCTAAACTCGTTCTTTCTGTGCTGATAAAATATCCGTCTTTATCTTTTAATTCCTTAACTAATCTTTCTCTTATCGGATGAGTGATTGCCCCAATGAACGAAGCAAATATTGGCCTTCCACATTCTTTGAACTCGTACTTATGAGGCTGGCAAACTAAAGGTAGTTGAACATCTCCTTTACAACCCATGCCGAAAATCTTTACATCGGCTCCGTGCATATTGAAAAGAACTCCGTCATCGTGCTGGCAAAGAATTGCGTATTTTTTTTTCTTATCTAAGTTCTGAAAATACTCATCAACCTTTCTTCCTGTTCTTCTGTTCCTTATTAGTTTGTTTAATTCTGTCGTGAGGATAGGAAGAAATATCCGGTCTGATTTGTTTCGTGATGGATCGTAGTTATCTAAAAACCACTCTTCAAACGGAATTTCGTTGTCAGGCGGGTAGTGTTTAGTTTCCCTCGGACGAAGGAAGTCTGTATTTTGTAATGTTATCATGCGTATTCCCATTTAAACCCGTAAGCTGTATTTATTTTTCCCTTCGCACACTTGCAAATATTAGGTCTATTAAAACCAAGCTCCCTTTGAACATCATTAATACAATCCCATTTTCTTATAAAGTTACCCGTTGAATCCTTTTGTATAATAGAAATTGCTGTTGGGCTTTCCTTGCCAACTTGTTTTAAATAGAAATAATCTGGAGCTTTTTTTGACCCTATTTTATAAGCGTGAAGTATGTTTTCTGATTGCGTACACCACTCTAAATTTTCAACATTATTATTTGATGGGTTGCCGTCAATGTGATTTATAAATGGTTTGCTTTCTGTGTTGTCTATAAAAGCAATAGCGACTAATCTATGAACTGGGAAGAACTTGCCAAAGCCATACTTATGCAAACACACCTTACAATACCCTGTTTTACCCGGCTTTGCAGAAATCAACTTGCCCTTTCTGTGTATGGTTATATTATTTCTGATAGGTGATTTGACTTCCCTTCTCACCGATCTAATATTACCAAAATTACTGACCTGATAAAAGCCCTCGTAATCTTTAACGTCTTTCCATGTTTCTATCATAATAGTGTTTTTCTAATGTATAACGCATCCCCGAAACCTTTCCTTTTCCACTTCGTTTCAACCCTTCTAAAATCTGTTAGGTAATTATCCAAGTCCTCAACCATTGCACAATTCTCGTAAAGCTCTTCCCTGTTTACTTCGGTATAGATGTAATCAATGTGCTTTAATGTTTCGGTTGCGCCTTTTAATACTTCATGCTCGTAGCCTTGCACATCAAGCATTAAAAAGTTGCAGTTAGTTAATGCGACATTGTCCAACATAATCATCAATGCCCTTTCTACATCTTTAAATTCTATATCTGGGTAGTATAATAAATGTTGCTTTGGTTTAAGTATTGAATTACTTTGCCCGTTATTTTTTGTTTCTACATTAAGATAAGCCTCAGTACAAGATGCCCCTAACGCAAAGTTGTGTGTGTATATTCTATCAAAATCCCAAGACTTACTTAATAGTTTTTCATAACTATCCTCACATGGTTCAAACAAATGCAATTCGCCATCCGTTACACTTAACAATAAATCAACCTCCTCTCCCCAATGCGCACCAGCTTGGATAACTCCAGTTATCTTCATTCCATATTTAGCAATTAACTTTTCTAACTTAAGGAGCATATATTTTATTTATAGTAACTGTGATCATTTAATGGCTCATGGATGAACGCTATCTTATCCTCGTATAAATCAAAAGGGAAATTAAAATAAAGGCTTTTGTACTTGGACGTAATTGGATCGTTTGCCTTTTGTAACATTGCAAGCATTGTGCTATTATACCACATATCCTGTCTATAAAATGCCTCAGTATTACATTGTAAATCTTCCACAACATAAAGTTTTGTAGACCCCACAAGCCCGTAATAGGTCATTAACTGATGCCTTGAATTATGACTTCCGTCATCTACTATAAAGTCAAACGGCCCGAATAATCTAACATTATCAAGCACCTTACTATCGGCCTGATTTCCCCTGAAAGCAGTAAACCAATTTTCCTTTATAGGTTCATGTTCGGAAAAAAGGTCTATCCCAAAGATGTGAGCCTCTGGATAAACTTCATGCCACATCTTTATACTTTCAGAACGGTGAACACCAATTTCTAATATCTTATTTACTGATTCCGGCAAGTGTTTAGCGTAGTATTTCGCATAGCCATGATCGTTTTTATCAGTATCATATTTTGGCATTATGTCTATAATTCTTTCAACCATAAATTTAATTCTAACATTATAGGTTTACAATATTCGTCAACTGCTTTTTTTACTCCTTTGAATGTGTCGTAGTCGTGACCAAGTAAAGCCCCTCCTGGTCGGATTAATTTTGAATAGTGTTCTATTTCCCATTTAACCATGTCGTAAGTATGTAGACCATCAAGGAAAACAAAATCAACCATTTCTTCATCCCATGTTTCTTTTCTTTCCGATAAATAATAATACCCGTCTTTACTATCTAAATATAGATGTTCAAAAGCCCTAAACTTATATAGTCTATTGTAGGTCTGTTTTTTTAGCCTATCATAATCATCTTGGTCAAATAGCCCCGGCATATCAGGATAATACTTGTAAGGATCAACACAAATCAGTTTTTCTAAATTGCATTCAGTTAGTAAATGATTCGCACAACCACCGTAAGCAGTTCCAATCTCTATCCCGGTTTTATACCCTTTTGAGTTTATGTAGTTTGATAGTTGCCAGTAGTAACAATGAAGTCCTACGGCAGTATCTTCGCCCATCATTCTCGTTAAGTCTTCGTCTGTTCTCATTTGCCGCCTTTTTTAATTGATTGAATCCATGCCTTTGTTGGGTTGTAATAAAAAACCTTTGTTGCCCAAAATACTTGCCCTCTTTTAAATTCCTTGCCCTCAAAATTAAATCCTAAACAAATGCCTATGTCTGGATTTATTATAAAACCTCTTATAATCGAATCCCTGTTTTTCATTTGTTCAATATCTGATTTCATATCATCACTAATACTAATTAAGACAACTTCATTTGGTTGCAAATATCCGTATTCGGCAATTTCGTTATTTGTGAGTGTAACCACATCGTAATTATATTTTACAACCTCATTCATATTAAAACATTATTTGTGCCCATTGTTTAGGAATTAATTCGCCTGTAAAAATGTGCTGGTTATCTTTCCCGTACCACTTTGAATGATGCGGCGCAATTACATTATCACTTCCTGAAAGATACGCCGCCGTCCATGAATAAGTGCTATTTGCTATCACATGAAATTTATAAGTTGTCATTCTCAACCATGTTTCAAGTGGGTCACCCCCTATTATAAATTCGTCCATATTGCCAACGAAACTCTTAGAAACATCTTCATCGGAAAACACATGACAAGGTAAAGGGCATTCTTTAAAGTGCCACTTTTCATAATACTCTTTCGGAAGCATAGGCCACTTAGTCGGATACTTCGCATAGTCACCCCTTCTTACATGAACGCAAACAGCATCTATTTTTTCTTTCGGTAAATTAAATGCTTCAATCAACTCTTTTCTATACTCATCAAAGTAATTAATATTTTGATACCAACCGTGCAAACGCATATTCTTTCCGGTAAAAGGTAGTGGTTCATAAGTCCACCCGTCTTGCCTGTGTTCAACTTCAATCTTTGCTTCATCTTCAGGAGTAAGTAACGGAAAAAAATCAAAAGGGGTTTGCTTTGTGTACTTGGATCTGTTGTAAGATGGAATTTTATACTCTACTCCATTGCGCCAAGCATGGGAAATAGCCGTCATTATCTGCATACAATTATTGCCCAGCCTTCCGCTTAACGCAACTGTTATAAATGGTTTTAAATGTGGCTCCATACTCTTCTGTGTAAAATATCTTTTATGTGGGTTAGACTTAAATTAAATTCTTTAGCAAGTTTCCAGCAGCCGTATTTACCCGGAATATATTTGCTCCTTATTTTTAATACTATTTCATTTGTAAGTTTTGCTTTGGGGTGATTTTCTCCTTTGTTGTCTTGTAGCCCTATAACAAATGAATGCTTTGAGTTTTCAGAATGCGTACACCATTCAAGATTCTCAAGCCTATTGTCAATCTTATTACCATTTTTATGATTTATACACCTGTAGTTGTTTGGATTTGGTAGAAACGCTAAAGCAATTAGCCTATGAAGTGTTTTTGTTGTGCCGCCTATGCTTATTGAGGCATAGCCACACCCATCTGTATGACCCAGTATAAAAATTCTGTCTTTCCTTATTGCGTCTGTTCCGTATCTGGTCTTGTATTTTTTGCCAATAGATTTTATTCTCCCAAAATTGCTTACTAGATAACAAGATTCGTATCCGGGGATATTTTTCCAAATTTCTGTATTCATAAAAACATTACGCCCCAATGCAGAAGACTTATCGCCGCTACCATGAGGGAGGAACGCAACTACACCGGGGCTTAAAGTTTGAAGTAATTTTAGCATGATAAGACGATAAGTAATGCTAATATAGTAAACTTATTTTAATAAACGAATTTTTTCTTGCAGCTCGTTTGCTTTTTTCATGTTGTATTTATGACAGCCGTTTAGCCAACCGCTTCCAGAATGTTTACGATGATGATAACGCATTCCAGGTACAACGTAAAAAGCATTTCCCGCTTCTAACCACAAAGTATTGAAATAAATAGTATCGCTTTCCTTAATTGATTCATCGTACTTGTAAACCCTTAAATATTCATCACGGTTCACAACGTAATTACAATTATTCAATAAGCATCTAAACTCTGCCTTGTGCAAAAAATCCTTTGCGTTACTGCTGTCTATTATCATTCCGTTCCATCGTGAGTAATCGTGTTCCGGTTCTGCTAAAGATGGGTGAAGAATGAAATTCTTTCCAAGCTGGCTTTTACTAAAATTGAAGTTAATGGCTATCGCTTCCAAATACTCAAGGTAAAGTTCGTTGTCTGAATCAAATAAAATAACCCATTCGTTTTTAGCCTTACTTATTGCTTCACGTTTATTCCGTAACATCCCCAAATTCTCTTTGTTTTTATGTACCCTTATTTTCCATTCAATCTTACCTTGCTGAAATTTAGAAAGTATTAATAGTAGTTCGGTATATTTTTCTTCGTTACTCGCATCGTCAACAATTAAGATCTCATCAATTAAAGGATGGTCATAAACCTTTTCAAAGACTTCCAGAACCATGTCTGACCTGTTGTAAGTTGTTATCGCTAAAGTTAGTTTCATAATATATTTGGATTTGCAAATTCACCATGATATTTTATCGCTGCTTCATTATATGCTTTAGCTGCATCAATTTCATCTTTATATCTACCTAAAAATATTTGTTTCCCGTTAAACCTTATACAAGCCTTAAACCTTTCTCCGCTTCTCCAAACTCCTAAATATTTTGCAACCTCTATCATTTTCTTATTTTTAGTATGTCAGAAAAAATTAAATCTGTCCGTTATATTTTGTTTTTAAATATTCAGCCATCGCATTGTGATTAAGTTCTTTTTCCCTATCCTGGTTTTCGCTCCATCTTGTAGGATCACCGCTTGCCTTGTTGTTAATGTGAATTTCTTCTTTTATTTTTATAATCTCATCACATCTTTCATCACGGTATTTATCAAACATTTCCATAACCGAAGGAATGTCTAAACGATTATAAACAACTCCCATTTTTCCAGTAGCCAACCTTTGAAGGAAAATAAAAACGTCCTGAATTGAAAGCGTATCTGTTTCTGATTCGTCAATTATTTGATCTGCTAATAAAAAAATCTGCTCAATAGTTAATGAGTTTGACAAGTTAAAAAACTTCATGGTATATTCTATCTGTGCAATAATTAAACTATGAACATAACGTTTATCTTGCTTCGCTAAAGCTGGTATTCTGTCGGATGTCGGAATCTTTGCCAGCATTAAAAAGTCAAGCCCTGCGCCTGTCTGAAACGTTTTAAGCAGGGTTTTTACCAGTTGCTGATCCCCCGCTTCCATAGCGTTCATTAAGCATCCCGTCATATTGTTGGCCTCTTTCTTTAGAGCCATAATCTTGTTGTTTTCCGTTTTTTGCAGTTGGTTTGCCATGTATAGCAATTTGAGTTATTGATTGAATTTGATTTGAAATTGTACTAAGCGTTTTTGTTGAATAGAAATTATCCTTAGATATGATTTTACAAATAGGTTCCCATACTTCAAGTATCTTTTCCCTGTGCATATCTGGAGACCCTGTAAGTTTACCTTGTTCGCAAAAAAACTGAGCAATCGAAAAAAGCGGTTTGAAATCTTTGTCTTTTTGAGAAAGGTATTTAGGATTAAACTTTTTGAACATTCCTAACATTTCAGGAATTAGCAAAAGCGTTTTTTCATTTTCACCTCTATTAACATCTTCAATTATATTTTCATCTTCATTTTCCATACGTGGTGACGTATGTGAATACATATGTTTAGTAGAATTTCTATTTTCTTTCCTTGATTTACAAAAGTTTACCCTATTTTCCTTTTCAATTTTTAGCCTTTCATTCCAGAAAAAACCATCCTTTGCCAAAAACTTGTCAGCAACTTGTGGCCATATATGTTCAAACCTATGTCCTAACACTTGTTTTATCATATGTAATGTCATATGACCTTTATTAAACTGCAGCATTAAAAGGGAAATATAAGCTCCTTTACATTCAAAGTCTAAGTGCATTGTGCCACCCAACCAATCACCGGGGTAAAAAAGGAAAGCGGGATCTTTTGCCATAAAAAAAGCCGGTCATGGGTGAGTATCCACTTCCGGCTATTAAATCTGTGAAAAGATTTCGCAAACGTACTCACTTCGTCTGCAAAATCCGTACTAAAAATAAGTACGCTAATATAAAAACAAAGAGCCAGTAAACAAAAAAAAGATTTTCACAGATTTGGAATTACTAATCAGAAATGTGGCAACTATATACCAGTTGGGACAAGAGTATAAAACAATAAGTAAAATTCTATTTTAACAAATAAAAGAGTTTGGTCTAACAGGTATATAGTTACCTATTTTTTTTCAAGTTCAACTTCTAAAACTATTGCAGAAACATACATTTCCCAAAAAGTAGAGTTTAAAAATATTGGGTATGCATTATTATCATCCACTTCAAAATATCGAATCCAATATGTATGATTAACATAAGCAGATTGAGTTATTTCATTTTTAGGGGCTTGTAGATAATACCCATTATCTACAAAGTGTAATCCATTTAATATTTGAAATGCAAGGTAGCTTGCTAATCGAGCATTTAATTTTTCTAAATCTCCATCTTGTTTCTTGTATGAAAGGTCATTCAATTTTAAAGGCATCACAAGCATACAGGCAATTTCAGTTCCCGATGCAACTTTATACCTGTTTATAAATCCATCTTGCTTTAAATAAAGTCCTTTGAGATTTGCACGAATTATATCAAAGTATGTATTAGAAATAATCTCCGCAGCGTTTTTTTTGGCTTTTATTTTGGGGAAATGATCTACCGAATTCCAGTTTTTTAAGAACTCATTTAATATTTTTTCAATCTCTCCCCTTCTTTTTTCAATTTGTTTGGCAATAGAATTACTATCCATGCGTGGAGTTTAGATTATAATTGGTGGCTACTATTCAGAAGAGGATTGAATCCGTTATTTAGCTTTTTTAAAATCTTTATCTAATTCTGCATTCATTTGGTTGAATGCATCATTCCCGGCCTTTACAGATTCTTCTGTAATGAACTCGGTTTCTAAAAGATTTCGCTCACTATTGGGAATGTGTCCCAAAGTCCTTTTAATCAGGTCTGTTTTCAACTCTGGTTTTGAGTTGATTTTAATGCCAAATTCATTTTTTTTGGTCATTGTGTGGAGCTTTTAATGGTTAAAAAACAAGGTAGCAAAGGTACTAAAACTTATCCACATCGGTGGATTACTGCCTAAATGTAGAATATTTTATTTGGTGATTCCAAAAAGAAATATCCAGATATGTTTATAAGACAAGAATTTAGCCAGTTTTTCTAGTCACAACTCTGTTATTTGCCTATCAATTCATTGAAATACCAATTCCATTAAGTAGCGGTAAAAGAGCTTATATAAAGATTCCAGAAGATTATAAACCGGAGGATTGCGAACGTATTGCGAAATTTGTTGATGCGTTGAAGTAAAAGTTTAAGCCCCTTTAAGATTAAAGGGGCTTAATATCAAAAATTAAATACATTAATGTCGAACAAAGATACTTCAACGAAATTAAAAAAGGGCATCGCTGCCCATAAAGATATTCACTTGACGAGGGTGAATAAGAGTCAGAGAAAAATGGACGATATAAACTAAGTCCATCGGGTATTGATAAAAGAGCCTCATTTGCTCAAGTAACCTTACCCTTCATCTGACTTTTCCATTTACAAAGATAAACTAACTTTGGCTATGGCAAAGAAGAAAGAAAAGAAATCCCGTGCAGATCGCTACGAGGATAAGCTGAAAATTAACGGCAGCTTTGAGGACGTTATAAAGGTATCTGTAACTCCCACGCCACCACATGAAAAGAAAGAAGAAGAAAAGCCAGTACAGAAAAAGAAGAAAGGATGAAATTTATAAAATTGAATTGTTGGGGAGATAAGTCATATACTTTCGCACTTGACTTTGTTGTTCTCATAAATCAGAATGGACGAGATACCATGTTCAGGCTGGTAGATGGGCAACAAATAATATTTGAGATGGATTATGAGGAATTGATAAGTATAATTTTTTCTGATCAATCAGGGGACGATAAAGAGTATCAATTAATCGAAATTGATTATACCAATCCCGAACCAGCCGAAAAACCTAAGCAACCTAAAGTACGTTAGTGCCTTTTGTCCCAACTCGTATATAGTTGCCCTTTTTTCACTCACTCACTTTCCTTTCCTGAATATCCCATTTCGTTATCAATGCTTTCGGTTTTACAAGGTCTCAAGTCGATAGAGTAGATCGTTGCTTGAACTTTTGCATTAACGTATTGAAAAGAGTGAAGATTACTATTTAACCAATACTTGACTTGGTAAGGGTAGAATCTGTTAAGAACCTGAAATAAAAAAAGCCCCAGATATTTTACTACCTGAGACTTAATTTGCATTATTAATAGACAGCCCACGAATGGGCAGATTAATACGAATGTAAAAATAATAATCATAATGTCTTAAATTAATAATGCTATCTCGAAGGTCAGAAAACAGTTTTACAAAACCAAATTTTAGGGGAACTATTTTTTACGGCTCCGGGGCCAACATCCATTTAACAACTGATCTCAACATCTTATCAGTAAAACAAATAGTCCAAATTCCTTCTTCGTTCATATAGGCCAAATAAACCCGTTTGTAATAATCATCATAACAAAGTACCTGGTTAAAGGCTAACGGCTTTTCTATTTCTAACAAAGTCCACATCATTTTTTCACCTCCTCATAGCACCTTATTTCAATCCGGATTTTATTTACTTAGCAAAAAGAATTACTATTTAGCTTCCGTTGTGTCACTCTCTTGTACTAAAAGTAATTCTATTCGGCTTTAAACGGATTTTCTGTAAACAAACTAACTGGCGGCATACCGTGTCCGGTAATTGACAAATAGATACACCCTGTTTTTTCAATTTCTTCCAAATCCTCTTTAGAAAATTTCCAACAAGATATTATTACAGGAAACCCATCTGAGGTCTCCCCTTTAAAAGCTGGCAGATCGAAACATTGTTCATCTGTCATGTCTTTTGGCTTTGTGAACGTAAAATTTGAACCCTCAAAAGTTGTTGGTAACATTTAATTAGTTTCAGGTGTTGGAAAATCAGTTTTATCCTTCCATCTTTTCAAAGTTTCTTCAAGAGCCAATATCATATCCTCTCTTTGTGCATTTGAAATATAGTTGCTCATCCCCGGTTTATAAAATTCAAATACCAACAAGCAGAATCCAAGCCCCGGTAGTTCTTTTTCAATTTTCTTCGCAAGTTGTCGCATTTCTGCGCCTCCTATCTGTGCCATGATTTTGTATTTTTTATTGATGATAGAATTATTTTGTTTTTACTTCTTCGTAACAGCGTATTTCTATCCTAAAATCAGGCATAGAACTCACCGGAGCCGGACATTTAGCCGGATCCCAGTAAATAGTATCCCTGTAATTCCCATTCCAAATTACTGCACTATCACAACATCTTTCCGGCCAGCCCATTTGAACCGTAGTTAATGAATCCCAGCCCCAGGTAAATCTTTTTGACAGACGGACGAAGGTTTTGCAGCCGGTTCTGTCTGTGTTTAGATAGCCGTAATCAACTTTTATGCAAGATGACCAAATTACGCACATTAGTATAATGGTTGTTATTTTCATTTATTGCAGTTTGGTGTTATCCCTGAAAAAGTAACAGTATCTATATCATTAACATCAGCAGAAATCCCGATTTCTTTAAAATACAAAAGCCCGTATTTTCTGCTTGAATCATAAAAACATTTCTGCCCAGTTCTATACCAAAGCGTCCTGTATTTATCGTGCAGTTTTTCGTATTTATATTCCAACGCACTATGACAGGAACAAAAGGCAGCGATAAGGCACATTGAAATAAAAAATATTATAAACCTCATAACCAAATAGTTTTAGCAAGATTAAAAGCCGTACCGAATCCTATTCTTGTTTTATACCAATGTGGTTTATCATAAGGGCAGCCGTGCGGCTCATGCTGCCCCTCAAACGGAAATAGGTAATCATTTTGTGACCCTAAAAATTTAAAAAAGCATCTGATAAATTGAAAATATTTCATAATTAAGTTTTTTAAAGAAGCCCCTCGTCCTAAAAAGGAAAGGGGGAGATTTCGATCCACCATCACGGGCTGCAACGCCCTATGAAGAAAGTTTACATATAATAAGTCATATAACCTTCTTTTTTATTTACTATTGCTTGCATTAAATCGCCCCATGCCCTCCATGAAAAACCAAAATGAACCCCATCAGAAAATTTAAAAGAAATGTTTTCGTTCTGTTGCCCTTCTCCTGTCATTCCTATCCACCCATTATCTATTATTGCTTGTTTAATTAATTCAAAATGTTGAATATATTCATCTTTTACATCAGCCATGTATTCATCCCATGTAGGATTAGAATTATCACCTCCCATAATTGGGGTATAATCCTTGCCGCCCTTATCATGCAAATCAATAATTTTTAGTTCCATTATTTTTAAATTTCTTTTCGTACCGCCTCACCTTCCTTTTGCCTTGCCTCATTCACCGTTCCCCGAAGGTCAGGGTTTTCCTCCTGAATTTTTTGCCTTACTCGTCTTATACTTTCTGAATTGGTAAGTTCACCTTCTGCATACAATTTTAAAAAATCCATTGCCGACAAATTTTCACACAAACCCATCAAATCATATTTCCAAATCGTAGCAATCAATTTATTATCGCTGTCCCTTAAATGCGGATGCTTTTCAAGCAAAGCCTTCACCCGATCCTTTACTTGGGACATTTCACGAATTAGTTTCATAACTTTTTAGTTCTTGTTTTACTTGTTCAAAAAATCTATAAATCGGTGAATTGATATAATGACAATCTTTATGAGCTTTGTCATCTGATTCAAAAGCATCAAGGATACCATTTACATGGATGACGGCGCACTTGATTGCCATTTGTCTTGACATGATACCGATTTGAATACCGTCACCTCCGTCTATCCTCCAATACTTGTCATAAAGTTCGTTAGCCTTCTCTATTGGTGTCATCTTTGATTATCTGTTTTAGGAATAATATGAACATACATCGAATCTATTCTATCCCCGTATAAAATTATCCAACTTTCTATTATTGATTTACGGTTCTTTACATCTCTGTAATAAACTTCTTTAACCTTCATTCCAACCTTGTTTACTTTTGCTTCATTCGTATAGAGACACATAATTCCGGGCATTACTTAAAGTTTTTAGGATTAAAGTATTCTATTTTGCTTTCGTAATTATCATAAACCCCGGTAGAAACCCTGTTAACTAATTTAACTCCTATGTTTAAAGACCTCGCTATGTTCTTTTGCTTTCTGCCTTTCTGAAGTTCAGTTTTTATTTTATCTACCAAATCAGGATTTACTATTTTGGGCATTGGTATTTATTTATTATTTCAATCAATTCAGTTTTCGACCAACGTTTAATTGTAAATCTGTTTTCTTCCAACCATTCAACCTTTTCCAGTCCGATCTTCTTTATTAAGTTTTTTCTATAACCCACCAAATGAAACCTATCAAAGCTGTTACAGCCCTTGCCCTCCTTGTGGCAATTGTCCTCATGGAATCTAAGGAAAGAGCTTTTGCCCTGTGGTACATAATGTCCAGCATCGTAATCTGTGTGATTTTGCCCGCATGAAATACAATAATCAAACTCGTCCCTTTTCCTGACAAAAGCATTGAACTTTTGTTGAGCCAATTTTAAAAGAAAGGATAAGGATTTCTTTCTTAGTTTTTCTTCGGTAATTACTTTCATAGTGACATTTGCGCTTTACGGTAACTTAATATACTTCTTAATGCATCTATTTGATGAACTGCTGAACTATTTATCCTGTCAAATCTATTTACTAAAAAGTTCTCTTCCCTACATAAAGCATCAATCTTTTTGTGAATGATCGTTGTACTCCAATCACCGGCAAGAGCCTCTTTTAAAGATTGAGTTATTGAATCGTTTTTCCTCATGTCCAAAAGATATTTAGCATTAGCCAAACAATCACCCGACTGCGCCATTAGGATTTGTAAAAGTTCTAACCTGTCAATTAATCCTTCATCCTGGTCGGATGGCTTTTGCTCAAGAAAGGTTTGCATTTTATCGGCCTTTGCTTTTAGTTCTTCGTGATTCATGCTTTTGGGTCATTTGCGGCCATTTTAACGGCCTTGTTAATATCTCGCATCAAAAGACCTTCCCCGTTTCTGAGCCTCGCCAAAGGGTTTATTTGCCGGTCTGAAAGCGTTTTTAGTAATTCCTCGTATCTCTGTTCAGTCATTTCGCCAAATTCTGCAAAAACCTGTTCCCGTTCTTCGCTATCCAGACCGGCCTGATAAGCCATGTAAGCAAGCTCTTTAGCCATTTCTTCTTCAAGATTCCATATATCTTTTGCGGTTATCAAAACGGTAAATCTGGGGTTTCTTCTTTACTTATAATTTCTACTGATTCGATCTCTTTTATCTTATCGTATATTTTAATAATATCTCCTTTTGTAAGATAGAATTTACTATAAGAAGTAATACCATTTTCACCATATACGGGGCTAACAATGTAAATACTATTAACAAGATTATTACCCTTAAACAAACGCTTTTCTTCATCTATGTATTCTGGTTTGCCGTCTTTGTAAGACTTATTAAAATAGGTACAAAGAATTAAATCTGTATCAGAATTATTTAGCGGAACAATTTGCTTTTCCATAATTGTAAATTTTAGAAAGGAAGATCATCCTCAGTTTCTTCCTGCTTGTTTTGAATTTGGGTTTCGTGCGGGTTTTTCATCTTCTTAAACTCCTCACTTCCCTTTATCTTATCCTTTATAAAGTCAGGCAGTTTATCAAAAACCGCATTGTCGAAGTTCTCATAATGTAAAACCAAAGTCGGGTTTTCTTGTGCCGGACATTTAACCGATTTAGGAAGTGGTGAAACCCCTGCAATTTCTTCGTAGCTTTTTGACGGATCACGTTTACCTTGTTTATGAATTACATTGAGCATACAAGGAACACCCAAAAGTTTCGTAATATCAAAACTCTTTACTTCGTCCTCTGAAAAATCCTTACCTCTCCAGGAAGCTAAAGTTTTTCTGAGATTACTTTTTTCGTGCATTGATAAAGTAAACTCCTTAGAGATAACAAAAGGCTGCTCCCCGTTCTCTGTTTTAAAAACCCTTCTTTCTTCTGGAAGCTCCCAACCGATCCTTACTTTATTGACCGTTTTTACTTCACCCATTATTAACTCTTGTACTGTCCCGATATGTATCATTTGATAACAACGGGCAATGTAATTTCCGGCGGGAATAAGTTCCCTTTGCTGTGCTGAATTAGATGCGATAATTGACATATAGGTTTGTTTTATAGATACATATTTCTTTCATCCCACTCTTTAAGTTGTTTCATTCTTTCCCTTCTTATCTTAAAAAGAAGATAGATAGTAAAGACTAAAATACTAAAGGCGAAGATGCTGGTTAGGATCGCTGCAAGTAACATGGTTATTTGATTATATTTTCTCTGATAAATAATGCGACAAGTTGTGTAGTGTTTTTTACGTTGTACTTTGACCTCATGGCTAAAAGCTGCATAGCAAAAGTACCTTGAGCAATCTTTAATTCACGGCGAATGTTGTCGGCCTTTTCGCCATTTGCCAGACGAGAAACTATCGTTTTCTCCTCCTGTGTTACTGATATTTCTATTGATTTCATACCGCTAAGATAATTCTTTTATATTACCAACCAAATTATTTTATAGATTTATTATAAATTATTTTGTGGTATCAAAAAGACTGTTTAATTTGCATCATCATTCACAATTAAACGTAAACAAAATGACAACTTTAGTAACGACTACAAAATTAGAAGCAGGAATGAAAGTTTATTTTGAAGATGAAAGGTTTAAAGGTAACGGGTTCATTCATTACATACCCACACAGGAAGAGCAAGAGTTCCAAAATGAGGTTCACGGTGAAAGTGCAATTTCTGTTAAACCAAGAAACGGCAAACCCCGCTTTGTGCCAATCTCTCAAATAGTATTATTATGAAAGTATTAATAGCTTGTGAAGAATCACAAACAGTTTGTAAAGCATTTCGTGCTAAAGGTCACGAAGCATATAGTTGCGATTTACAAGACTGTTCTGGAGGTCATCCAGAGTGGCATATCAAGGGTAATGTAACACATGAACTTTATAGAGATTGGGATTTGGTGATTGCCCACCCACCTTGTACAAGGCTTTCTAATAGCGGGGTAAGGTGGCTGCACGAAAGGGATCTTTGGCAGGAACATTATTATGCTTGTACGTTTTTTAATCAGTTTCAGACCTATGCTTTAAACGGGAAAAAAGTCTGTATTGAAAACCCCATCCCGCATAAGTACGCAGTTGAGTACATTGGTAAATATTCGCAGATAATTCAACCTTATCAATTCGGGCATGGTGAAAAAAAGGCGACCTGTTTATGGCTTTATAATTTACCGAAATTAAAACCTACCGATATAGTTGAAGGTAGGGAGCAGAAAGTTTGGAAGATGCCGCCATCAAAAGACCGTGCAAAACTTAGATCAAAGACCTACATTGGAATTGCCGAAGCAATGGCTGACCAATGGGGAATCTAATTAAAATAGTTTACGTTCCCCGAAATCGAAAGTAGGGGACGTTTATATTAACAAACAAACCTAAAACAAACGTTATGCTAAATCTTAAAACAACCGTAAGTGTACCAACCGAAGTATCTATTGAATTAGAAACTCCTGCTTTCTACAAAAAAGTATTAACCACTAACATGGTTGAACATTTAGCCGTCATTGATGAATGTACTATAACAATGTGGGTAATGGAAGGCCAAATGACACAGATTCAAAATACCGCTACTGAAAAAATGCAAAAGAAAATTTTAGAAGCCTACCAAACCTGGGAACACATTTCAGAAGAAGAGTTCATGGAAGCTCTGGACAAGGCATTAAAGGATTTTAATTTCAAACCTTCCCTTAGACATATAACAGCAAAGGAAGGATCTAAAGTAACAATATAATTTTAGTAGCCAGGGATTTGGTTTGGCCGATTCCCTTTTTAAAATAAAATCTATGTCAGATATAAACGATTCAATGTATATGAAAGGCGGCAATACTGATGCAGAAAAAGCAGCCTTTAAATTAGGGTTTGAATCTGCCCTACAAACTCCCTCTAATGAAAAATATTGGAGAGAAAGATGTGAAGCGGCTGAAGATATGTTGGAAGAAATTGATAAAGAAATAACTATTCGTTACTGTAATTCATACCAAAAATGGCAGCAATTAAAATCAACCCCAATACCGATACAAACTCCATGTGTAGAATTAGAAAAGGAAGTTGAAAGATTGAAGGGGTTGTTGGCGGGTCAAGCCTATTCTATTTGGAAAGGATGTGATTCGGATTTATCATTTGCCGAATGGAACAAACTATTTATTTCGGGTAATAATCTCTAAACCGCTTCCGTCTTAAAAAATAAAAATGAGTACAGAAACCTATACGAGAAAAATATTATCAGGCAAGGGATGGGTTATAAAAAGTTTTGAATATGAAAAGCCTAAGTCCGGGTTTAAATGTATTGAAGGTGGATATTTTTGTGAACTTGTTTCAGATGAAAATGATTACGATATACTTGAAAACATCCCGTTCGACAACAATGTATTTGGCAGTATTTCAGGAAGTGGGTTAATCATGGCGTTATACAAAAAAGATTTTATACAACTTATTAATAAAATTCCAAATAAACCGCTTCCGTCTTAAAAAATAAAAATGTTAACCATGAGTAAGGAAATACAAGAAGGCCGCCAAGCGGTTGAAATAAAAGATGAAAGGGATTATGCTATTCGTAAAGGGAAAGTTCTTGAAAGATTCACTCAAGAGTTTTATAACAGGCATAAGCATAATGCGCTTTATAGGCAAGTGTATGAAATGCTAATAAGAGATGCTGACCCGTATGAGTTGATTGAGAAGTTGATTGAAATAAATGCAAATCAATTCGAGTATATCCAAGAAATTGTGCCATACGTTTCACCAAATTATTATCTCAACAAAAACCAACAAAACACTTAATCACCGCTTCCGTCTTTAGACGGGGGAATTATTGAGCAGGAGGAAGTAAAAAATATTTAAGCTCTTTGGCGGTGGATATGCTTATGGTTTAGGGAAATCCTTATCATAAGAAAAGTTAATAGCCGCCAATTTTTCAATTATAGGGTGTAAAAGAAAAAATAATTATGAGTAACTGTTCAAATCATAAAAAAGAATTATTCGGGCAAACCGATATGAAACACTTGGCAGAAGATATAGGTAGCCTTCATTACGGAAGTCTTTATTTGTTGCTATATCATCTGTATAAAAAATTGGACGAAGATTCTATTAAAGACTATAAGGCCAACAGAGAAAAATTAGCGGCTGCTCTCCAGTATGCAAGTATGTCAATTTTTGAATCAGCACTAAGGATGCAGAAGGTTTGGCAAATATGCGAACCATTCATGCCCAATCCAGAACAGAACCCTGAACGGAACAAAAAGTAATTCTAATCATCATTAAAAAATAAAATCATGGCAAAAGACTTAAAAGACATTCAGCAACTCATTAATGAAAGGGCTGAACAAAGATTTAATGCAGATTACTTTGCAATAGTATCGCCAATAAGCAGTAGCAAACTTTTTGAACATATACAATTTGATTGTTATAGAAACGGGAGTGAAACCAAATCGCAAGAGGGGATGTATTGGGTTTTTAGAGAAGGATATGGCAATTATGAAAAGGTAAAGGAAAAATGGTTGCCGAAATATATTTCGGAAGAAAGCGAAAATTTTCTTGCAAAAGTTGAGAGCATTAAAAACGACGTTGACAATCTTATGTCCAACCAATACCAAGAAGAATATTGATAGTAGCAATGAAGCTGACAAACAAATTAAACAAAACCCTTTCGGGGGATAAAAAATAAAAATTATGGAACAAGATAATAGAGGACACTGGAAAAGGCAAAAAGCGCATCCTATTGAAGTCCCAAATTCTGAATCGCCGCAACATTTACAAGAATTAATAGCCGCAAGAGAACTCGAAGAAGCTATTAAATTAATGGACAAAAGCGTAAACTGCTTGTTTCTTGAATTACCGGAATCGGTAGCAAACCATAACAAAGAAATTTGGTTGAATTTGAAAAAGATTATTAACCCCTCAAACCAAAAATAAAAACAATGTCAACTATACCGAAAGAGATAATGGAGATTTGGATGCCGCTAATTGGTTTTGAGGGGTTATATAAAGTAAGCGATTTCGGCAGCCTTACTGCTTTAGAGAAAACGGCAAAAGGATGGGGCAGCGAATATATTAGACCTGAACAGCCTATTAGTTGCAGCACTAACGGGGACGGGTATAGGCAAGCCACGATAACTGGCAAGGATGGCATAAAGAAAACGAAATATGTGCATAGGATGGTAGCTGAAACTTTTATTCCTAACCCAGATAATAAGCCGTGTATTAACCACAAAGACGGCAACAAAAATAATAACCATGTAGAAAATCTTGAATGGGTTACGGTTGCCGAGAACAACGAACACGCAATTAAAACAGGTCTTAATAAACGTAAAAGAAAAAAGCATGAAAACGCATGAAGAAATGTTCCATTACATTAACCGTCTTAGTATGCACGGTGAACATTGGGACGAGTACGATACAAAAAGAGAAATCAAAGATTTTAAAGACTGGACTAACCAACTTGCAACCGATGGGCGGGAAGAATTGGAAAAGGAATGTGAAATAAAAATTAACGCAACCATTCAAGCTACTAAGGATTATTTAAAATCAAGAGAACTGGAGTTAGAGGAACTAAAAGCCGAGAATAAAACCCTTCAAGACGCTTTCGATAATAATTTAAAAGAAATTATGTTATTAGGAACTCATGCAAAAGACTTGGAAGCCGAGATTGAAAGGCTAAGCGGATTGTTGGTTTCTTTATCAAACGGTGAAGCCATGAATGTAGTAAGAGAATCAGAAGGGGTTTATAGTGTAATATTCAAAACGCCTAAAAAGAACCCTTAAACTTCTGATACGCCGCCGCTAACTTCTCATCGTACTTATTCGCCTTGTAACCAGATCCGTTATAAACCTTCGCAAATCCCGCCCAATCCTTACGCTGAAGTTCATCAACCAGGTTCTTACTTTTCACAAAGTTTATAAACGCAAACAAGTGCTGATCCTCGTCAATGTGCATAGCCGCAATAAAAGCATCTAAGGTCGCAAATCCTGAAGCAGCCCAATTATAACCCATTATCTGAAACCGCCCCCAACTGGCAGAAGAAAGGGCAGCATCTTTGTTTATCGCTATTGCCCGTTTTAAACGCTCAGGTTGGGCTGAAGTTTTACCGTACTTTCCGGTTGTCCAATTCTTATAAAGGATGTCTGAAGCCCCTGTGATGCTTTCAGGGGATATTCCACGTTTAAGTAGTTCTTGCCAAAAGACATGAGGTTCAAAAAGGATCTTCGGATGACCGGTAGTAAGGAACCCATCACCGGAGCTTTCCACTTCAGCAACGGCTTTAATTACGGCTGGCTCCACCCCTAAAAGTGCTGCCGAATCTTCAAACGCCTTTTGAGTTATCATCTTTCATAGATTTTAAAGTTGCTATGGCTCCGAAAATTCCACCCACGATAACTTTTAAAAGGTCTAACAAAGCCGTCCTGACCGCAACCGCCCCTTCTGTTGGATTAGCTGACCCCTTAAAGATAATGCCGCCTACCCCTATTAAAATGCTTACAGCGACACTAAAGGCAAGCATTAATAAAACCCACTCCCCTGCATTGAATTTTTTCATTTAGTAAATATAATAAAAAATGACAAAGCCCCGAACCGATTGACGTTATTCGAGGCTTTGAGAATTAGGCGGCTGCTCTCTGAGCAACGGGCTGATTCATTTTTATGACTTTTGCGTCATTTATATTTAACAATTTCCTCTTGCAAGAATGTAATCTGCTGTCAAAACCAAACATCCCCACCGGAGTTACCCGGCTCAAATGGAAATTAAACCCGGTGGAGATGACCGGAATCGAACCGGTGTCCAACTGATACTACTCAAACAAGTCTTTATCGGAAAGAGCTTGCATCAAATATACAAAATTATCCTATTGGTGATTTAAACTTTCCCACTACTTTAAAGACAGTAAACGCCGCAGCCCCGCCGATAAGTAAGGCAATCCACAGCCATCGGGTTTTGGCTTTCTTTTTCCATGCATGCATGCTATTTTCAAGCTCTTGATTTTTAGTAAGTAACACGGTATTGTTCTTTCCGCATGCTAATAAACCGAGCTGTAATCGTTCTTGCTCTGCTCGGTTCTCCCTGTAAATAATAGAATCTCTCCAGATAGTTTTGGTTACGACTTTAGTTTTATGGTCTGTTATTCTTATTGTATCGTTTGTACTTGTTGTATCGTAGAATTGAATTAACTCCCACAAAGTATCGGTTTTTGTTTCATAGACAATAACCGAATCTGCTTTATCTGGGAACTTTTCAGCGCATACTTCTGCGGTAAATTCAGGATGTTTAAATAAGTATAGCTGAGTTTTTTCAAGCTGCCGTTGCGCCTTGTTACATCCAAAAAGAAAAATTGCTATTATCAAATACTTTGTCATAAATTTAGTTTGAAATTGATCGCTAGTCTTAGCGAGTTAGTTGGTTTGAATTAACAATTAGTTTTGATACCGAGGGATATTTTTATATCCCTTTTTTTTATTTAGTCACTACCTTGACATCAGCGACACCATCCTTCACCGCTTCGATAGTTTCACTCTTTACATTTGAAACCACAATTTCAGCCGGAGTTAAAAAGTTCTTAATCAAATAAGCTATAAGACCACCCGCAGCCAAAAGACCTATCCTTTTCCAATCGAACTCAAATGAACCCGCTTCGATAGATTGATAGATTACGTTTAAGACCGGAAGGATAACAGCTACTGCAAGCCCTTTTAAAATATCCCGAAAATTAAGAGTGAATTGTTTTGATGTTGTTACTGTGTTAGACATAAATTTTATTTTAATTATTGAATAGGGGGAGCGACTTTCATCGCTACCGTTTGATAACCGTCTTTTCTTTTTACCTCAACCCAATCACCATAAAGCGCACAAACCTTGATTAAATACTTTCCTTCGGGTACATCGTTGAAAAAATAAACCCCTTGATAAAACTTCGCCTGAATTGCGCCAAATGAATTTAAGTCTTTAAGTTGACAATTATAATACCCTTTCATTATTTTCTTAGACTTCCGGTTTGATTCCATTATCCAAACACTTGCACCCTGTTCTAACATCCCGCTTAATGAAATTACAAGACTTTTATCGTTTGGTTTTTCTATTTCTATTTTATTAGGAACTCTATCAACTTTAACCGGTTCTCTGAATAACTGATTTTTTAAAACTGCTATTTGGTTTTCGTAATCGTAAACCTTCTTTCTTAATTCAGCAATCACCTTATCTCTATCATCGGTTTTGTAATCTTCCGACATCATAGCCATCGGGTAAACTTCAATTTCCTTTTCAGTAGCTTGTATTTTTTTCTCAAGACTTTTAATTTTGGATTGTGCATCTTTAGCGAAATCGGAAAGTTCGGAAAGATCCACAATTGACATTTTCAAACTATCTAAAGCAATACCTACAGAATCATAAAGGGAATTATTAGGCGAAGCCATTACGACTTCTTTATTTTCCATTGAAGAGTTACAGGCTACGAATATTAATATCCAGATATATCTCATTTGATTATTCCAAGTTTTCGTAAGGTATTCATTTCCCCCTGTACTTCTTTTAAAGCCCCTAAAACCTCAACCATCTTATCTCTTAACTGATCGTTTTCAACCTTTGCCGTGTATGCGTTTGATATTGATGCCGACCTACAATTTTCAAGCTCTTTATCTTGTCTTGCTGAACTCTTCTTATTACCCGCTTGTATGATCCCAAACAAAACAACAATAGCCAAGAAAGCAACATACATTATTGTTCCTTTAGGGTCATCTTTCAACCCCTGCAAGAAATCTTTAAATTTGGGTAGTCCTGGCATTACTGCACTACGTTTGAATAGTTAAAAACCCAATTTGTCCCTACCACACCATTAACAGGAATCAAAGAACCCGTTGTTACTACTGCCTGATAAAAAGTAGCCGACCCCCACGCCGTATATGTTCCGTTAGCGTTTAAGGTTTCCCCCGATGCTATTGCAATCACGTTACCTGAAACGCTTAATTGGTTTCCCCATACTAAGTAAACATAAATAACATCAGTTGATCCACCGAAGTCAATCGAAAAAGTTCCGTCTGAATTATGGGTTAATGTCATGGCAGCAAGAACCGCTTCGGCCTGTGGATTAACCTTTACCTTCTTGGTTTGTTCTTCAGTAACTCCCGTTTCCTTCGTGCAGCTAAATAACGTAATCGCTATTAGTGCTATGATTATATCTTTTTTCATTAATTTGTTATTATAATTCTTCTGTTCTCTGTGTAGGTTATTTTAACGGTTACAAAATCAACTGCTATAACTGATATGCTTGGTATGTAAAATCTCACACCAAAGTCAGCATCATTTATAATGGTAGGCGTAAGTGATGCACTCCAATTATCAACAGTAAAAGTATAAACAGTCATTGCCCCGGCTATGTTTTCAAACTTATCCGCCCCTATTAAAGCCCCTGTATCGTCTTGTAATTGTGCATGAAATTGTTGGCCCCCAAAAGCAGAAGATGCTTCTGCTCTTACAGTAACACTATTAATGGTCGCTCCCGCCGGAATACTAAATCCAAATCCACTTGCAATTAAGTAATGTGATTGCGACCCTGTACTAAGGTCTGCATTAGCACCATCGTCTGCTGTTATATTACCGGGGTTAGTCCAGTTATCAGCACCTCCAGCCCTATTAGCAATTGACCCAACCGTTGGAAATACATTCCCTGTATCTAGGAAGAAAACAAAAAACAATATTGATATTAATATTCTCATTAGTCCTCAGTATAGTTTATAGTTAACGCAATTGATCGTATTGTACCACTTGCCGCATTTGTGTAAATCCAAATAAACGAACCCGCCGGAATAGTAGCATCATTGAACCCAGACGAATTACTACAACCTGTAGTTATAGAGGTACAAGTTATATCCGAAGTAAAAACTGCCGTAGGACTTTGTATGCTTGTCCCAAAACCGATATTATAAGTTACGGATGGCGTTGTTCCCCTTAATACCGCCTTTAATGATGTAATTGTAATTGCTACAGGAGTTTGCCAAACATCTACAGTATCGGCTGAAGTGGGCAACGCTATGAATACACCTTTTGATATTGTTCTTCTCAAAGCGGCCAAACTATCAAGACCTTTTTGCCTCCACGCTCTTGTTGATATTGTTAAGGTATCAATAACTCCCCCCGCCGTCTTCCTCACCAACTTCCCAAACGTAGGAGAACTTGCAACCGTATCTATCCCCAAATGAACTATTCCCGCACTTGAATTGTAAGGTATCTTTTCTGATAAATAAACCGAATCCAGTAAAGTAGTTCTTGAAGATTCAACAGTTACTTTATTTGTAGCACCCGATTGAAGTCTTAAAGTGCTTGCTGATATATTTAACGGAATCCACGAACTCCCGAAATCATAACCATATATAAACCCCGTTCCACCTGACTCCTGAATGTGTACAGCGTTCCCGTTTGTTGGATTTCCTAAGTCACCAAAGACAGACATTCCACCGTTATTAGTTACATTCCAAACTGTCGTATTTGAATTAGTTGTTACTTTTAAAGCGTCAACCGTTTGCCCTGAAGAAAGTTTTAAGTTTAAATTGTTTTCTCCTGTTGCTTGACTTTCTATTAAAACCCTGTTGTTAGTATTGCCTACTTCAAAACCCGTAGCACCACCAAAGGCCCCGTTGTTATTATACTGCACCTGTCTGTTACTTCCAGCTACTGCCGCAGCCTCTCCTTTATAAGCCAAAGGACGAGCAGCACCAACGCTATCAATAGCCCACGGCCTACCGCCTGACCAAAAAAACGTCCTCGTTGTCCCTGCGAAAACCGGAAAGGAAGGAAACACATCTACCACCGCATCGAATATATGTTCATGTCCCTGATCCGTTGGGTGTATATGGTCAGCAATATCTAAATCACCACTTGCTGTTGTATTTACATAAAAGTCATTCGTCCTTGCTACATAAACCGGATACCCCGCAGGAAACGTAGCAACTAAAGAATCTATTTTAGCGTTCACTAAATCTATCACCCAATCACTTGCGCCCGCTGGTGAAGTAGCGTAACCTGTAGCATCGATTTTCGGAGCGTGAAAAATTACAAGAGGATAGGTATCGTTAATATCACGAAGCACACCAAAGTAATCTATAAGCATTGGCCGTAGGTTTTGCTTGTTTACCAACTTTAATTCATGTACTCCATAAGTAAGGCCGGAAAAAATTATTCCACCCGGAATTAATTCATTACTGTTTGCGCCATCACTTATATTATCTGTTCCCCTGCTTAAATCCACACTGTATTGTAAAACATTATCAAGGTAGACCTCAGCATTGTTTGTGTAAACTGATGAAATACCATCACTATATAAAGGTGAAGCAACAATACTTGTTCCGGTAGCAGTAAATTTAATTGTGTCGTTTAATACTGCCGTAAACGCTGCGTTTGTTGTTTTACCACCTCCTGCAGTAGCATCAACTCCTGTGGTAAACGTCCCAACCCTTACCACATTTGCCCCATTTCCAGCACCTTCGTAGTATTTTAAATTATGATTAATAAATAAAGCCTTGAGCGCATTAATTATTTTATTTTGCGTTTTTCTGTAAGTAAGTGCATTTGTTGTGTCTGTTCTTCTTCCATCATTAAATCCAAACATTGCAAATAACATCTTTGTGTGACCCGGATTCTCAGCAGCATTGGCCTCCAGAATTGACCTATAAGCACCTCTTCCGCTTACTGCTTTATTATCCATTGTTAAACCGTAATAAGCTGTTGCCCGTTCTGGGTACGAATTTCCCGCAGTTGCATTAGCCCCTGCTGTAATTGAGTTACCTACAAATAGCCCAGAATCAGGACGGGAAAAAATTAAAGTGTTTGTAAACTTTACCGAATCATGCCCCCATGTTCCCCCTGTGATCGTTTGAGTAAATCCGTTTAAATCTAAAGTGTGATTTGCTGTTGATGTTAGATTTGAGTTACTGATATTATTTCCGGGTACTGTTCCCCATGCCGGTATTCCTCCAGTAAACGTTAATACATCACCTTCACCACCTGCCGGTAATCTTGTAGGAACTCCCGAAGCTCCGCCTCTTATCATGTCACCTACATCTATCATAGGGTTTGAAAACCCACCACTACCAACCGTTATCCATCTTTTAGGATTACAAGCTCTGTAGTAAAGAGAATCTTTAGTATAGGAAAAAAACATCGCCCCGCAGGTATCAACCGTTAATCTGTGTAAATTAGCCTGAACCGTATCTGTGTATCTTGGTACATAAAAAACAGAATCCACCATAAGTTTTCCTTGAATCCTTTCCCTAACTATTCTTACTTGAAACCCCGTTGGAACCTGACCAAAAGAATTTATCCCTATCAAAACCAATATTGCGAAAAGTATCTTTTTCATACTGTTACTTTATAAAGTATTCTAATTTTTTCACTACCCATAAAAGGGAAACTTGTCCCGAATGAGATCCTTGTCGGCGGAACAAAAGTCCAATCAGTACCGTCCAAAGCATTTAAAAGAACAAAAGGGGAATAATCTTTTTGCTCCCCTTGTCTAAAAACACCAAGTATCTGAACAACACTTAGCCCTGTGTTCACAGATACGCTTCCGCTACTTCCCGTTACCGTTTTACTTCTTAATAAGTCCATAGTACATACATTCTTTGCCCGTCAATAGTTGTCCCCGCATCCGGTGTGATCGTTCCCGTTCCTGAATTAAACGAATAAGGTAAACCTATACTCAATTGCTCTGAACCCTCCCGACAAACTAATTTAATATTATCCGAAGTTAAACCAATCCAATCATTGTCCTGAATCACCCCACCGGCCACAGTATAAGAATCACTTGTTACACTTGAACCCGCAAGGGTAGGATCTACCAAAGCCGTTGAGGTATAATCACCCCAGCTTCTTAATCTAATATCGTAAGTGCTATTCCCTTCAGCAGGGCCTGCAATACTTAACGTCTCAATGAAGAAATTCCCTCTTATGCTCACATCGTTCCCTTCGTTATTAGTATAAACAATTTCTAAATCTTGTACGTCATCAACTTGGTCTTCGTGAAGTAAGTAAAAAACAGAAACATCGCCATCGTTCTCTGAAGTCGAAGCGCCGGAAATATTTACAAAGAACTCTTTTAGTCTTGGCCTTACTTCTTTGAACTTTCCCGAATCAGGCGTAGTAGCCCCTATTAATTCCTTCTGAAGCTCAAATACAACATCAGTCCCGCAGACTATTTCAAACATCTGTGCTTCGATGTATTTAAACACATGAACATTTTTCCCTTGTATTAATAGCCCGTTTCTCATCTTATGTACTTAAAGTTTAAAAACGTTGGATCGGTAGCACCCGAATAAAGCCTATCCCCTGCTGAATAACTTGTCTCCACGAAAACCCCTACCCATCCACAATTACCGAAATTCATTTCTCTTATACTTGTTAGCATGAAATATTTATTATCCTGATCTCCGTGTTTTATAAACCACCGATTTATTAAAGACGGAATACTATCTGTCAGTCCTTGTACGTTAGACTCGATTACCGTTCTTGTTAGCCGATAAGTATTATACCATTGATAACCTATGAATCTTGAAAGCGTTCCACCTATGTCTGACAGAACAAAAATATCATTGAAGTTCTGCCATGATTCAGTTAATACATAGTCACCACCAGAGAATTTCTTTAAAGCCCCTTTATATAAAGGATGTGGTGATTCACCGATATAAAATTGCTTTTCTAATGTTTTACCACCAGAATAACCTACTTGAGTTTCTTGACCTTCTAAAACACCATAAGATCCGTCTATTATTGGATATATTTTAAACTTCAGATTACTAAAATGAGTTTGAAATTCATCTGGTTTCTTAGTTTGATGTAACAGAATAGTTATATACCCATCTTGAGGGATAGCGGATTTCATCTCATCAAAAGTAATCCCAACACTATTCCATATAGTATCATCATCAGAACCGTCATACCCTCTGTCAAAATATTTATTATTTGTTGCCCATGTAACATCAGAGGCCACCCAATAATCTAATGGGTCGAAACCTTGAGGGTCTGGAGCATGGAAAGTCCAATAAGTATTATCATCCGCATAAAGACGAATTTGCGCTACCCTGTAACTACCAATACCGGCAGCCGTTTCTACTTGCCCATCATGTCTTATATCTACCGAAAAATCAAACTTATCAAATTGCTTTACAGGTATTGGCTGACTTTCAATGTAGTACTGTAAGTTAGTAGGCTGAACCTCAAAAACAAAATATCGTTCTGTCTCTTGTCCACCTTGTAGAACAACTTTTATATAAGAAGTCCCATCATTGGTTACATCCGGCGGCCCCTTGTGAAAAGTCCAACATTCAGGATCGTATGTTTTTAACGTAGGAGTATTTGTTATTAAATCACCTCTAAGAAAATCAGCATTACACGGAATGTCTTTTGGTTGTTCAAATTTATAAATGTGCCTTACTGCATTATACTTATGCTGAAACCTTCTTTGCGCAGAATCAAAACTTAAATAATGCCCTTCGTAATCTGGTGTCTGATCGCTTGCAATATTTCTATCTACATCTACCAAAGAATACCCCCCGAATGTAGAAAGACCATCAAAAGCAAATTCAGCAAATCGTAAAGTAGTTACTGAACCTGTGGAATCATCCCACTCATCCCAACGAATAATATAGTAAGCCGAATTATCAAAAGTTATAAAACAACCTAAAGCATCAAGTATCTTTTCTAAGACTGTATAACAATCGTCTCTTTTGTTAACGTCCGTTTCAAAAGTTAACGCCTCCAAATAAGTATCTATGAAAGCATGAGAAGTTACAGGATCGGTATCTAATTCGTAAAGATTGAACGCTACAAACATCGGTAACTCATCGTAGTTAATATGCCTTAAACATAAATAGATGTAATCTATTATTCTATAATGTCCTCTTGGAATATCACCGTCTGATTCAGTAAGTTCAATTTGTTTCAAAGCACCGAATCCGTCACCACAAATCAATTGAACAGGATTAGGTCTTGGTTGAAACGCCTCTGTAATATCATCCTTAATCAAATTCCCAATAAAAGGAATTGAACCATCGTCCATTATTATCCTTCCCTGCCAATCAACATCGTCTTCAGCAAATACCTCCGCCGTATCCGGATTGAACGGGTCTGAAACATCCGAATTAAAAATTATACTTAATGCCCGTCCTCTTACTGATTTTGTTTTGTCCTCATCCTGGTCAACGGTTTCAAGTATCGCCACAGGATCTGCACCTTGCATTTCAATTAAAGTGTCTTCAGGTTCAGATTGTAAACGTTTAAGTTCTATCCGAAGGTCTTTTAATTCAAAGTTTTTCCAGTCGATATATCGTGTAGTAAATGGCATTACCCTCCTCTTTGACTTGAAATGGCAGCCCTTTGACCGGCTAAATTAATTGTTGAACCTGAAATTTGACCTGTAACAACTACTTGTAAAGTGTTCTGAAAACTCCTGTTACCTATTGCGCCACCTAATCCAAAGTTTGCAGAACCTCCTCTTCCAAAGCCTCCTATTAATCCACCAAGCCCACCAACAGCACCACCGCCACCTAACGCAGCCGTCACAGCACGAAGAATAAACATCTTTGCAATAGCTTTAATAGTATCTACAACTAAAGCCTTAACCGATTCTCCTAACGCTTTAAATACGTTCTTACCTTCTAATATCGCATCGAATACATTATTAAAAGCACTTGACAACCCTTCACTAACAGAAGCCGTTAAAGTATCTAACACTAATTTCATGTTGGCGAATTGCTGTGTAGCTTTTGCTATTCCTTCAGTAAGATTTGTGAAATCTATATTTGCAAAAGCCTTTACCCCTAAGTTACCAAACGTATCTTCAAACTGTTGTTTCAGTTTTAGTTTCTCATCAATTAGTTTTGTATTATTCAAACTTAAAGACGGATCAATTACAATATCAACAGGAACACCGCTTTCACTAAAGAATCTTTTAGTTAAATCATCCAGTTGCTCTTTTGATAACGGAGTAATTCCATCTGATAGAAATTCAATCTCAGGAGTAACAGGAATCTTTATTTTTAAATTACCCTTCGCAGCATTTTCTAATAATTTCTTAGCATCGGGTAATAATTGTTTTACACCTCTGAAAAACGTTTCTTCCAAATCAGGAACAACAAACACATCACCGAACTCCTTAACGAATTGTCTTGCTCTTGCTAAAATATCATTCGTTTGATCCTTGATGTCTGGAATAGGTGGCGGCTTTATTTTCAAAGCAATAAGAACCTGTTTATTTATCTCATCAGAAAGGCTATTGAATTGCGTTTTTAATCCACCTAACGCCGCAGCAGATTTTTGTAGTTTTTTGTTTAACCCTTCATAACTACTACTAAGGTCATTAACACTTGATGCTTGTTGGTCTGCTGCTTGTTCACCCCTTACAGCCTTTACGCTATAATTATTAACAGCTTTACTTGCGGCAGTTGTTTTTGCAGTTAAATCGTTATACTCTTTTGTAGCTGCTCTTATTTGTTTTGCTAACTCAGAAATTTCATCCTGTAAACCTTTAACAATCGCTTGCGTTATTAAAGACTGTGTATAGTTATTTGCTGCAATGGTTATATCTTCAAAAGAAGATTTCCCCGCCTGTAACCCGCCAAAAAATTCTTTATTTATTTTTTTTAGTTCAGCTATTGCAGCCCCTTGAATCTTTAACGAATTACCAGTATCTGTAGCCGCCTTTACCAATGCCCCTACATTTGCAATATCCCCCTGCACAGAATCAGTAGCATCTCCTATTACTTCAAAGGATGATTTTATTGCTCTTGCAGCTTCTGCGGTTTTTTTACCAGCACCAAATAACTTATCTCCGAAAACTATTAATAAAGACGATGCAACAGATAAAGCCAATCCTAAACCACCCGCACCAAGTAAAGAAGAACCCAAAGCCTTTAACGCTGTCTTGGTTGATCCGCTTTCCGCTTTTAATCTTTGAAATGATTCAAGTAAAGGGTTTAAGTTATTAGCTATTCCTAAAAACCCAAAAGGTAAATCTTGTGCAACCCTTCCGATATTTGACAAAGCTAATGTTGCGCTGTTAGCAGTATTAGGAACCTTAGCTAATGCCGCCGTTGCTTGCTGTGTACCTTTCGCAACGTTAGCCCCAAATGACTTAGCAGAATTTTCAGTATTCTTAAAACTTTTTTCAAGCTGTTTCAGGCCCCCCATCGCCTTTACAACATCCGCATCAATTACTATTTTTAGTTGTTCTGCCACGTTTATGAATCTTTTCTTTTTCTGCTAAGATTTTATTTGTCAATTCAACCTTCTTCATTATCTCTGCACTCCTCTTATCAAGCTGTTCCTGTGTCATTGGTTTATCTGAATCACCAAACCAACCCTTAATGAAAGTTTTATAGTTAGCCCTCTTACCTGAAAGTCCTGTTGCAAACGCATCAATTATAAAAGCCACGTTTGCGAAATTCATTTCATCCCTTTTTCTCTTCGCCCAATATCCTTTACTCATTAAAGAAAAATCATCCATTTCCATCTCAAACCAAACGTCAGGCATTAACCCAAGCCAACCGAAAGCGAACTCTTTTAATTCGTCAAGACCGATTCTTTCAGTTGGCCGTTCTGCTCCCCCGTTTCATCGGTTTTGTTTAACTCCGAAAACTTATTAAGCAGATCAGCAGAATACTTTGAATCTTCACAAAACACTAATTCAAATATCTGTTCTTTGGTGTATTCAGGTTTGACCTTATTCACCCTGCACTCACAAACGTGACCGGCGTAAGTTGCCCCCTGTCCGAACTCTGTCAGTAAAGCTGAATCAATATTCTGCATACTAATAAGAAGGTCTTTACCCGTTGCCTCTTTATAGATTTGATAAAATCCGCCTATACCTACATTTAATGTAAGTTCTTTTCCATCTAAGGAAACCGTTATTTTTTTACTCATATATTAACTTTCGTTTGATTCGCCTGTATCAACACTTCCTGTGATCTCAAACACCGCATCAAAAGTCAATGGCTGGCCTTCATCAGCATTAGCCGTAACGCTTGTTACATAACCATCACCTTTTAATAGAACGGCATCACCAAGACCAACAGACCCGATAGCAAGGTTAACCATTCTGCCTTCTAACAAAGTCTGGTTGTTTGCATAATCAAGAGCATCTTTTAACGATGTCTGACTACCTGTAGGCGAAACATTCGCCACACCCGAAAGGCTAATAGTTGCACCTGGAACCCCTACGGATTTAACAGGGCCGCATTTGGTTTCAGTTGTGTTGACTGTTGAAGAAAGTGTTCCAGATAAGGTCGTTTCACAAACCCATGTCTTCCATGTTCCGCCGAGTGTCGCATCCCTTGTCTGAAAAACTACATTAGTACCTAAAAAATCATTTGTTGCCATTGTTTCTTATTTAAGTTTGAACAATCTTATGTGTATATCGAACTATTTTACGATAATATTTAATTCCTGATTCGTACTCTTCAAAATAACTCGTAGTTTCAGGTTTAACATCTAAAATCTGCATCCCCGTTTGTGGAATCAAATTGTGAATCCCCGGTGAACTTTTAATAAGAGCTTTTATTTCCCCGTCTATTCTTTCACACACACTTCTGTCAATCGCTAGATTAAACCTTGTTACTATGTCCGTAATCACTACTGCATCACTTGCGAAATTGTGTTTAGTGTCATTCTCTGTTTCTCCCTCGGCTCTTAATTCAACATAGTTTCTTTGCTCGTCCTCAGGTACTGATCCTTCTTTGTAAACGGGTACACTAATGGTTGAGTCAATCAACTCCTGCCAGCTATCCATTAATTTTCCCATTACGTTTATCATATATCTTTTATGATAATTCTTAGTTTTCTAAATAAATCCCTTCTTGCTGGCGCAATTTGTTTAAAGAAAAACGGATGCGGCCTAACACCATGTTTGAAAATACTCCTCGCTATTAAATAAGCAGCACTAACCGGAATCCCTTTTCTTTTAGTCCAATTCTTTATATTAGAAATAAATTCTAACCACGTTCCTTTCGGCTGACCTTTGAACTGGCTTGAATCTATCCCCGCTATCGGTACAAACTTTGTCTTCGTACCGAACTCCATTGGAGCCGAGTATTTAGAACCACTCACCACCTCCGCACTTAATTCACCTGTTTTTAAAACCGTTATCTGACTTCTCAAAAAACCTACATCAGCAGGTGCATCTCTTATAGCCTTCGCCCTGAAGTCTTCAGCAGCAAATTGAATCTCTGCCCCGACTTCTTTTTTAAGTTCAATCGGTGCTTTCTTCAATTTCTCCTGAAGTTGTTTAAACCCTACAAGATTAACCTTCACCATTTACTAACCAATTAAATCGTTTTTCGTTTATTCGTTCAATACTTGTTATCGAATATCTTTTTTGTAAATACTTCAACTTCCACTCTCCACTTAGTTTCCAATCAGGCCGGAATCTTATTTTAAAAGTTTTGGTTTTATTAAGTTTCATCTGACCATTGGTATCACTTCTACTTCCTGAACTGTTTACAATCTCTGCCCATAAAGGATAAGAATGTTCCATGCTCTCTTTAGCGTCACCTGAATAGTCTTTAGGCGCAACCCATTTTTCAACCCTTATTTGAACTTTCGGGATCATACTAACCAACCCTCCCTTCTATATTTCATAGCCAGTTGAGATGCGAACTTTTGAATAGAAGCATCGTCCCCCCTGTTCTCGTACATATAAGCCGTTAATCTCATTATATCTATCTTCAAAGAAGTTGGAACCTGATCATATCCCGCAGTATAGGTAATAGTCATTTCGCATTCGTTAGGTGACTTTAAAAATATCCTATCGCCAAAAACTCCAATAGTTGTATAAGTAGTTAATGTAACACCGTCCACATTTACCAAAGAAACTATGCTTTGAATTGGCCCTCTCGGAAGTTCATACTTCTTATAATTGTTAATTACAGCTTGCCATGTTTTAAGAGTAATTGACGAAGCGGAAATCTTTTCCATCTGTTCCCGTGAAGCCTTTATTAAATCAGTTAGTAAGTTATCATCAAAGTCAAAATCACTTAAAGATTCAGATGTACTTTCATCGTCATCTGTGTAACCTTCTAACCTTAAATAATCCTTCATTTCTTGTAGGGTCACAGGTTCCGGTGACAGATCCGATTCATCTGTTACGTCCTTTATTGAATATATTTCGTTGTATCCCATTTTTTAAAATAAGGGGTAATCTTACGGGACTACCCCTCTCTCGTTTATATGGAAGTTATCAAGCCTTAGCTACCACCAAATTCACCGTGAATTATCGCATTTGGTCTAAGAACATTAAGCTCTTCAAAGCACTCGACTTTCACCGTCACCAAATTACGTCTGAAGTTATCATTGTCCTCGTAAGAAAAACTAACATTCAGAGACTCGGTTTCTACACGCTCAACATAATCGTTATCCCACAAAAGGAACTCGCCATCATCAGCAAACGAAGCACCGAGGATCGGAGTACCGGCAATGTTCACATCGTTACCCATTGGGAAGTTACCAGGGTAACTGTAACCACTATTTGCATTACGGCCTGACTTTAACAGATGCGCCCATTGAGGCCAACTAACAACACCATAGTCAGCGTTATAATCTGCATCCCTTTGGTTAGCGATCCAGAACAGAATTTCCTCTGCATCATTAGCCGGCCCACCATTAGCAACAGTAGGAGTAGTTGTTACACCTGTAGCTGCTGAAACCATCGCATCATACAAGTAATCGTTTTCTTTCTTGTAGAAATCACGAAGTAACATTCTTGGAAGAGTGTTATTCAAGAAAGGAAGATTATACATGAACTGCTTAGATATTAAAGCCCAACCGGCGATATATTTAGAAACAGTTTTAACCTCTGTGAATGCGTAGTCTATCTGTGTCTTCAATTCACCTTCAGTCTGAACACTTATTGAACCAGTTGTACCTGTCTCTCTGTAGGTCACAAATGAACCTGTAGGGGATTGGGTAGTATTCAAAATGTCTCTCATGTTCCATTTCTGAGCGGGTACGATCCCTTGTCTTGGATTGTAAGAGTGTTGAACATCACCTGTGATTGCATTGGTAGAAAGCATTGTTGCTACTTTCAAACTCATCGACAAATTCAAGTTTCTATCATTTGACATCTTAACAATATCATCTTCTTTCTTAGCAAAGATTCCTGTATTGAGCATATCCTTCCACCCAATTTCAAAAGTCGGTTTTTCTGTTTTTCTCTTATCCTGTTCGGAGATAAAGTTGTCGATAAACGTTTGGTTTTTCTGAAGATTCTCGTTAAGAGTATCAACATCTTTTTTCAGTTGCCCGATCAATTCAATGTCTTTCTTTGGAGCCAAAGCTGCTATCTGTTGGTTTATTGTCTCAACAGAAAGGACAATACCTTGAAGTTGCTCTTTAGTAGCAAGCTCAAGGCTTTCTTTTGTTGCCTTCAACATACTTTGTATTTGTTGTTGAAGACTTAAATTCAATTCGTCTGCCATTGTTAAAAATTTACAGTTTAAAAAATAGTTTACTTCCTGCTGCAAACATTGCATTACACGAGTGGCACTTACAAAAACCTTTTTCTGCCTGTGTGTTGTATGTCTGCTTAAAACAGCTTGGACAAGCGATAGTTTTTGTGAACGTATCAATGTCCTTTTTAACTACTTCAACCGTACCGTTAACAATGGAGACATCCGATTGCTTTGATGTTAGTTCCGTGATAGTTTGCAAAAGTTGTTTATTGTATATTAAAAGCGTCTCTACAATTTCATCGCTTGCTTTTGTGTCACGACAAAACTTTTCGATAGCTTCTGATTTATTTAATAGTTTATTTATCTCAACTGATTTCATTCCCGTCATTGGAGTATTTGAATTAGCACCCCATGCAGTTAAAGATGAACCTTCCCAAAGTTTCAACTCAGTCAATTCCCTTCTAACCATCCCTTCTTTATAGTCTTCCCATGAAGTGACCTGATTAAAGGTTTTAGTTTGATAACCGATAGAATGTTCATTTATCAAATTCGATTCAACCATTTTCACAAAGTCAATTCCTAAAGCATGATTACCTAATTTAGATTCATAGTAAAGACCTTTGTCATCCTCTTTCAGCATTGTAATAACTCCTAAAGGCTGCGAAGGATCGTGATTAAGCAAATGTTTTATTCTTGGCTTTGCTGACTGTGGCCCTGTGGCTTTTATCGTTTTATCAAAAGCCCCTTTCTTAATTACGTCCCCGTCACTATCCAAAGAATCAAAACTTGCAAAGTATCCTGTTACAATTCCTTTCTTACCGTCAACATCTTTAAAGTTGATCTCAGGAATCGTAAAGTCTTTATATGAATAAATATCTTTCATGTTCTTTATTTTTTATTTCTCTCCATAGGGTTTATGGGTAAACCTCTATCTGGACTAAAATTTTTGCTCCTACATCGCTTAAATCAACATTGCTTCCGTCTGAGTTTTGAATAACGGTTATATCTACAAAATTGCCGCCCCCGCTTACTGTCATCTGGTATGAAAAATCCAATGGTGTGCTGCCGTAGAAGGGCAGCCAACAAGAAAGCCCACTTGCAAATGGCGGAACGGCTGTTTTGTTTAATGTAAAAGCACCAGCAAGTGTCCCTCTATAAACACCGACTCCGGTACGTGTCCATACAATAGCCCCTATTGTGTTTATAAACTCCGCCTCAACAACCGGGGCATCCGTTCCCGATTGCGATAAATCAGCTTTATAAACCAAAGGCGCAGAACCATCCCCGCCGGGGGTACCTGGAGCCAATCCCGGAAACATCGCTGTTATCTGTGTTTCAAAATCATCCTGCGAATCCATCGGAGTGCCATCAAAATCTATTTCCGTAATTAGGATGTTTAAAAACTCAATTGTATTAATGAAGAATGAAATTCTATTTTCATCTTCTGGTAAACTCCAGCTTATCGCTGTTGATGTATTATGAAAAGACGCAACAGTATTCTCCACTTGCAAAGAAGTGTTATCTGTATGAATCAAGTTTATAACATCTCCGTTTGTTCTGAATGAATAAGTCATTAGATTGTTACGACCCTCCCCTGTCTGATTTGATTAGGAAATATTACGCTTGTACTTCTTCTTTTAGGAATTAACCGCCCCCTTGAATCTCTTTTAGGTTTAAGCGACATTTGACACCGGCAGTTGGAAATGTGGATGCCATTTGCTAATATTGCACCTGTTAACGTACTAAAATCATAAACATGACCAGAAAAATCACGTTCAATAACTTCGGCGATCTCGTCAAAAGATACACTTCCGGCATTTCCATAAAGCAACTTTCCGATGAAATTGGAATCGCCCGGGACACTATTAAGAATAGATTTATATCTGCTGGAATTCCAATTCGTGGACGTTCCGATGCTGAAAAACTTAAATGGTCTCAAATGAGTATCAGCAAGCGTAAGAGACAAGTTGCCGCTGCTCATAAAGCTACTAATGGAAGAAGTGTCTCTACCAGCGAAAGAGTTTTGAGAGCAAATGCTGCGCACAAAAATCCTTTCAAGATGGGAAGTTTTGAGGCTGAACTTGCCAATATCCTGAACCAACATTTCGTCGCTAAACTCCAATTCCCAATTCATGTCTATAACATCGATATTGCTATCCCCGAACTTAGAATCGCCATTGAAGTCCAAACCAATGGACATTCTCTTTTGAGAACCGAAAGAATCATTAAGCGTTCTAAATACATTTGCGGCCAAAACTGGTTCCTTCTCTATGTAATCATCAACAGGGATAAGGCCAATGCTGTTAGCCTTTTTAATATTGCTCAATACATAATCGCCTTTTCTAATGTCCTTAATAGGGATAGTTCCCCTTTGGGTAAATACGGTATGATTGGGCGTGAGGGTAAGTCTTTTGCCGGAACGTGTTACGATTTCAAAGACTTGACCAGAGTATTTTAAACGTTGCGCCCCTATCATTTGCCCTTCAACCAATGTATCACCCGGGAAACAGTTAATTGTGCTTTCTGCGCTGGCTCTTGGATCACCGGGACTTCTTAACCTGTCACCGTTTCTTGGGTCAATAAACACATCTTCAAAGTCTATAACTGTCCCGTCAAGTCCAATGTGCGAAGCATGGTCTTTAGGATTCACCCCTCTTGTTCTGTTATCATGTACCGCAATCCACTCCTTTTGCATTTGATACTCGTAAGTTTCACCAGCCGCTAACGTACCCGCATTTGTCGCAGCGTTGACCTCTGTCCTTACTATTCGTGCCGCTTGCATTTCGCTAAACTGAGAACCTTCTAAAGCCCTCACGGTTTCATCAACTCCCCATCCTTTACTTATTGATTCATTGAGTACGGATAATAAAAATTCCCTTGTAGTTCTGTTTACATTAAAAGTGAGGTTTTGAATCAGGTGAGTCCTTAAGTAATTTAATATCCAATTCACCCACTCAGAATTAAACCCAAAGGCACCGCCTGACTTTCGTTCCTGTTGTTTTAATTCCCTCGTAGTCTTATTGGCGTACCTCACCCCCACAGTTGAATAAAGTTGTTGTATAGTAGCAGTTAGTTCTGGATTGGTCAAATCATTACTTAGTGCAGCAATAGCCGCATTAACTCCTAAGTTTTCGACAATAGAAATAGTTTCATCGAATTTCTTTTTGATGGTCTTGTGAACCTTCGGGAAGAACAATGTTTCGTATTTCTTGTTTAGATTCATTCTGTCTTTTTAACATCAATATAAAGTCATTCCTTAACCTTAATATCCTTCTCTTAACATCAGGACAAGGTTTCTTTGGCATAGGAAACTCGTTCTTTGACATTTTTTCCATTTGGCTTTCCGTTATCTCCATCTTTGCCGTTTCCGGTTGCATTTCCTGTACCATTGTCTTGGTTTAATGCGTTATCAACTTCTGTTGCCTGGTAATCACTCAAAGGCGTTCTATCTTGTTTAACCCATGCCTCATCAGCTTCAGGCTCCGGCCTTCCCTCCATGTTAATCATTTCCCTCTGTTCATTAGGTGTAATCATCATTATGCCGTTAGTAGCCTCAACTATCTCTTTAGCATTAGGCATTAACTCAGGGAAACAATCAGTTTCAAAATCACAGTAAATATTCTGATCCTTAAACCCCCAGTCTGTCTGTAGTTTCCAGTTTAAAGCGTTTCTACGGCTTATTAAGAGCGGCATTACAGCCCCTAATATCAAAGCCTTCTGTGCTTCGATTACGTTGTTATAAGTCTTCTGTGTAAGCCCTAAAAGCTCAGGAGGGACATCGTAAGCATTACAAATCATTATCGCATCCCACTTCTCACTTTCTATTATCCCTAATTCAACCGGAGTGGAACCTATCGGCATTCCCCCCATCTTAATACCGCTTATTGCAACCTTACCTTTATTCTCCGGCCCTGAATATTCCTCATTCCATTTCGTCTTTACCGCCTTTGCCTGCTCCATTCCTTCCACCGGATCCAGTCTATCATCGTCCGTCCAAAGAATAAATTCAGCTCCACCGTTTTGAAACTTAGCAGCCGAAGCATCAACCGCAGAATTGTTTCTGTTTAGTACTTTAAGAAATGGTTTCAAAGGTGAGAACCCGTATAACTGTTCACCGTTAATGTTCCAATTCGGGTTAACGTATTTTTCATGTAAGACTTCTTCCCTTGTGAATTGCTTCTGCCAAGTGTACAACTCGTAAGCTGTAGGTCTTGCAGGGAAATCGTTAGTGACTTTGATGTTTATTAGGTGAGCCGGTAAACTCCAAAGGGCATTTGGAACACCGGCATTTGCACCGCCTTTGAGCATTTCACCCCACTCAAAATAATCACCTGTTAATAGTTTATAAAGGAAAAGCGACCTTTGATGATCGCTAAAAGTATCTTCACTATTTGCGTATTTAAGTAAACCTTTTAGTTTGGTAGCTTGTGAATTAAAAGAAGTTAACGGTTCAACCGCTTCAGCTTTTAACTGTAATGCCTTTTTAATGTCTTTATACGTTGCATCCTTGCGGGACATTAAACGCTGTGATTGCTTTAGTTTGGTTTCATCCACAACCTTATAAAGCCCCCATTCAGGTAAAATAGCCTTATTAAGAATCTTGTTTAAAACAGCGTAAACAATTGCATTCTTATTATACCCTTCTTGGATGTAGTTCTGCTTATTGTCCGCAGGCGTAACTAATCTTCCGTTCTGAACAAGGTATTTTATAGCTGTATGAATAGCCGGATCTCTCTTTAGCTGAATCCGTTCAACTAACTCTTTGCCTAATATCCACTTTTGAAATAAGTTCATTTAATTTATTTAAGCGACTGCCACGATAAATTCACTTAATTGAAAATACATTCCCATGATTAACGTATCTAAATAGTCCGGTGACTTACCGTTTAACTGTTCCTTCATGTCATCCTTCCCTATTAATCTTTTCCTGCTTTCGTCACTATCCACATTCTTTGCTTTTAATACTCCCATTTCTTTAATTATCTGCTCCTTTTGAATAGGTGAACAAATGATCTTAATTTCCCTTTTGTTCACCTTCTCTGCTAACTTATAACCGCATTCAGCTTTAAGATTCGCAAATTCCTTCTTATGCATCGCTTGCGCCCCGCCGTGAAACTCTTTTATTCCTTTCAAGTAACTTTCCAGGTAAGCCCCCATTCCATCACTATCAACTATTGTGTGACTATGTGAAACCCCTTCAGAGGTCATTACCTGCTTAACATCGGTCTCAATACTTTTACCGTCTGATTTACCCTTATCAACTACAAACCGGCATACAAGGCCATCCCAAGCCGCTACAATGAACTTATCACGTCCTTGCATTGCTAAGTCTGAGCTAATCCTTTTCTTCCCTGTTCGTTCTACATGGTCATTTGTAAACATATCCATGATAGCGTCAAACTCACATAAAACACTTGGATCGTCTGAATAATCCCAGTTTCCCCGGTAAAGCCTTTCTTTCTCCGGCCCTTCAGGCATATTCTTTAAGCTCTCCAAACTTGACTTAGGATAATCCGGATTGTCCCATGCAAAAGCCTGTACAAACTTCCTTCGATCTAACAACTCGTTTCTTTGGTGTGCCTTGTAGAACTCACTATAAGCCCAATTCTTTGTCGGGTTTGTAGTATAGAGAATCTTAGGGATTAAGTTGTATTCGGTCAGTTTGTACCTTATCCTGACCTTTAGAATATCCTTT